TTATATTTTTTATTTTTTTTTTTTTTTTTTTTTTTTTTTTAACAGAAAAAAAAGGGGCGTCATAAAACGATAACCTTAAATAAAGTAGAATCCGTTCTTGGATTCGGGGAGAGTGGGCCACACACGTTCGTTCTCGAGTAGAGTTCGTCCGTTAATGTAGTAGTTGCTCATCCATGTTTCGGTGAAAGTAGGAAAATGTGTCAATTCTTGATCAAAACCAGTTGAATAGTAGAGAAAGCGTTTCATATTCTTATCAAAGTCATATTCATAGCCTTGAGAAGCATAGTGGTTGTAGACATCATAACATACGTCATATACACGTTTGGAGTATCCCATGTTTGCGATTGCTATACCTAGAGCTCGTCCCATACTTACTTCGTGTGAAGAGTTGGAGTGCTCAGGGAAGTACAGATGCGAAAGTAAATCGTCATCGTGTCGCCATGAAATGCCATTTGTGTTGTAATATCCTAATACATATACGCCATCGAGTCGGTCGTGAATATCAGACTTGGTCGTTGAGAGTATTGCATTGAAGCGGTGTTCAGCTTCTTTTGAGAGGATGTGCAGGTAGCGCTTGCCATAGAGTTGGAAGTACGGTTCGTTGAAAGCAATGATTGAATCATCACCTTGTACTTTCCAGAAAAAATCTGGGCGGTCAATGTTAACTCCATGCTGTGAGAGGCACGTAAGTAACATGATAGCGTTGACCCATGAGTCGAGGAGTTGTGTCTGCTGGAAGCCTGAGGCTATTCCGTTTCGTTGCCACTGATAGAGATTTCCGTCAGGTGCAGCAATTGGGTAGTGTTTGACCATGTAGGTCATCCACGTCCAGAGATTCTCGAGTCGTTCGGGATCTGCTGTGGTATTCGGGTAGAAGGAGGTTGGTTGGTATCCGTTGTCAAAGTCGAAGTATCGACGCCAGGTGGCGTGAACATCGTCAATGATGTAGTGCGGTGCACGACGGTCGAATTGAGACCAGTCTGCGGATAATATGGTTTTGAAGTGAGGACACTTCTGAATGATAAGTCGTCTGAGACGCTTCCATCCGCCGCGAACAATTTCGCAGCCCCACATCATCGGAGAGTCTTTTGGATCTCGATTGAGTAAGTCGGCTTGCATATTCCAGATAAACATATTTTCGACCATAAGTAGGAGTTTTGGTACTCCGAATACGGCGCGAATCTTGTCCGGTTCGTCATCGTCGACGACGTGTGCTCGGGCATGTAAGTTCACATGGTAATAGGGTTTTGGGATTCCATCTTCTGTCCAGAATGAATGGTGTTTGTCCTTGATCATATGAATGAGGTGTCGGTTCTTGACGAACAGATCATCATATAAGTTGTGGAAACTCGGGCTCGGATCTTCGATGATACCTTGTTGTTGACGGTGCTTTAGTACAGCAGGCCAAACTGAATCTGGGAAGTTGTAAGGTGCTTCGGCTGAGGTAGCTAGATTCCAGGGATAGTATCGGAGGTCGGGAAAGGAGATAGGTTTATACTTGCGTTGCTTGGGAGCAAATGCTTTTGTGACTACTTTGAGTGCACGTTTATAGTGCTTATCGAATTTTTTTGAGACTTTTGGTTGTTCTGTCTTCTTAAAATCTTCGAGTAGTGCTTCAGGAGAGGCGTCTGATCGACGTTTTCCCTTGATGATATCGTTGATCTCTTGTTCAGAGTAATATCGTTGCATCTTGTGCAGTATGACCTTCTTTCTTCCTTCTTCGGCAGGGGTATTCCAAAATTCACGAAGCGTGTTAAGCTGCATGCCTTTCGGTATGGTGCGGAGGAACTTGAGGTTCGGGGACATTGTAAATGCTAGGTTTCTGGTAAGCAGTGAAATTCTGACTGTTTTCTTTTCGTTGAACGCTCTTGG